ATAAACTCACAAATCCTTATGACAAGAAGATAAAGTTTAGTGGTAATTATGTTTCAACAGAAATTTTAAAATTTCAAGATCAAACTAAAGACGAAAATCAATTTATACTTCATGGTCTCTATACTGGTGATACAGTTTATTATAGACCAAGTGTTACTGTTACCAATTCAACTGATGTGGATGGTAATATAATTTCGACAGAAACGATTAATAAATTTGATGTCTTAGACGAGGGTATATATTATGTTGAAAGAGTTGATGAAAATGCAATTAAACTTTCTAGAAGTAGAGGGGATTTATTCGCTAAAAAATATATAATCGTTAATGGTACAGTATCAAATAATGAACTTATATATTATGATTATTTTAATAAAAAAGTTTCAGCTCAACCAATTTATAGGCAAATAAGTGATCCGGTAGATGTAGAAAAAGTATACAAAACTGATCCCGGTCATACTGGAATTTTAATAAATGGTGTTGAGATTTTAAATTATAAATCTTCTGATGTAGTATATTATGGTAATATTGAAAGAGTTAAAATTACTGCTCCAGGAAATGGGTATGATGTAATAAATCCACCGACATTAATTATAAATGATGAAGTTGGGACTGGAGCTACAGGTAAAGTTTCAGTTTCTGGTAATCTGAATAGAATTGAAATAATTGAACCTGGTTTTGATTACGTAGATACTCCGGTAGTTAGAATAGGTGGTGGTAATGGAAGAGATGCATCTGCAGAAGTTAATCTTACTTCTATAGATCATGAAGTTCTTTTTAATTCCGAATCATCATCTTCTGATGTGAATTTGACATCTAATGCAATTGGATTCTCAACATTCCATAAGTTTAGACCTTATGAAAAAGTCGTCTACATTCCAAGTTCAGAAATAGTCGTTGGCGGAATGTCAACCAACTCTTCTTATTTTGTTGGAATCGTAGATACAAAATCTGTAAAATTATATTCAAAGAAAAGTGATGCTATTTCGGGTATCAATACGATTTCTTTAACTTCATATGGTTCGGGGACTCAATTATTAAAATCATCAGAAAAGAAAAAAATAATTTCTGACATCATAGTCACTAATTCTGGAGTTGGATATGAAAACAAAGAAAGATCTATTCCATTGTCTGGAATTAATACCGCATTGAATCAGATAGTAATATCAAATCATGGTTATTCTTCAAAAGACATTGTAAGATATACATCTTCTACAAAAGCCATTTCTGGTATTGCTGAGAATAAAAATTATTATGTAGTTAAGATTAATGACAACACATTTTCACTGGCTGAAATTGGAACAGGAGTAACTAATTCTAATTTCTACTATGAAAATAATATTATTAAAAATTTGACATCTGATGGAGATGGTTCATTTAATTATGAACCAATTGTGATAACTGTTGATGGTTTAATTGGAGTAGCTTCTAGTTCTGGTCAAGATTTTTCTTGTAAAGTTCAACCAATTTTCAGAGGTTCTCTAGATTCTGTAGATTTAACAAATTCTGGTGTGGGATATGGATCTTCAAACATTATTAATTTTAATAGAAAACCAGATGTTTCATTCTTTAGTGGTGAAGATGCACAATTAATTCCGGTTGTCAGTAACGGGCAAATAATAAAAGTTGAAGTTAATAATTCTGGTAGAGGATATAATTCTCCACCAGATCTTACAATATTAAGTGAAACTGGAAAAAATTGTATATTGACTCCAATTATTAGTAATGGAAAGATTGTAGAAGTTAAGGTAATAAAAAGTGGTGTCGGATATGTCAGAAACAAAACCTCTATTATTATAAATTCTTCTGGAAAAGAATCTAAATCTGATATTTCTATAAAATCTTGGACGGTTAACTTATTTGAAAGGAATTTTGATAAAATTGACTCTGATGATGGAATTATTTCTCAAAACATTATCAATAATAGTCTTCAATATTCACATTTATATGCTCCAAGACCACTAAGAGAAAGTATTTATTCAATATCTGGTTCAGACGAAGATAATGCTGTTTATGGAAATTCAGATCTAAAATATGATAAAGGCGAACTCGACAATGAATACCATTCGCCAATCATAGGTTGGGCTTATGATGGAAACCCAATTTATGGTCCATATGCATATTCAAATAAAGATGGCACTGGAATCATTCGTGAGATGAAATCTGGATACATTAATAAATCTGATAAATTAGATAGACCCAATTTTGACTCAGGATTTTTTGTTGAAGATTTTGAATATGTTGGTAATGGAGATTTGGATGCAAGTAATGGAAGATACTGTATAACTCCAGACTATCCTGACGGAGTTTATGCGTATTTTACAACTATTGAACAAAAGGTTGATAGTGATGGACCTTTTAATAAGTATAAGAGGCCAGTTTTTCCATACTTAATTGGTGACATCTATAAGTCCACACCAATTGACTTCAATTTTAAAGGAATTTCGAATCAAAATGACTTTAATTTACAAGATGATACTTGGTTGAGATATACTTTACCATATCATCTTAGAAAAGAAAATAGTAGGTATGATTATATTTTTGATTCAGATAAAGTTAAAAAACAAACATTAGAAATAACTTCATCCTTAAGAGGTGAAGTTGAAGATATTGAAATTGTATCTGGTGGAGATGGATACAAACTTAACGATAATGTTATATTTGACAATACTAATACAAAAGGATTTGATGCTTCGGCTAAAATCAGTAGAATTAAAGGTAAACTAATTGATACTATATCCGCGGATACGATATCTTTAGAAAACGTAGAATTTTTACCTTCATCAAATGTTTTTACTGGATTTACAACAGTTCCTCATAATTTAAAATCTAGAGATACTATTCAAGTTGTTGGACTTTCTAGTTATTATGAAGGATTCGATGGTTCTTATACCGTAGGAATAGGTACTGTTAATTGGACTTTAACATCCGGAATTGGTGTGACATCATTAACTGGATCTGTTACATATTTGAATGTTATAGGACCTTTGAATTATCCAACTATAAAGGAAAATGATATTCTCACCATTGGTGCAGAAAAAGTTAAAGTATTGAATGTCGATAAAATTAATTCCAGATTACGCGTATTGAGATCTTATGATTCTACAATTGGCACTGCTCATACAAGATCTACAAAGATTTTTGAAAACAGTTCTAAATTCAATTTTATTGTAGACTCAGTAAAAAGTAATAGATTGTTCAAAACAAACAGAGAACTTTATTTTGATCCTTCAGAATCTGTTGGAATTGGAACTACACTTGGGACTGGTATTGGTAATACTATTGCATTCTCAAATCCGGGTATTGGAGTTACTCAGATTTTTGTAAATCCACAAAGAATTTACTATCCAAACCATGGATTAAAACTTAACGACTCAATTAGTTACTCCACAAATGGAGGAACGTCCATTCAGATCTGGGATGGAAATAATTCTTCTCCATATAAAAACTTAACAGAATATACAACTTTATTTGTTGCTAATATTACTGATAATCATATTGGTATAAGTTCTAATAAAATTGGAATAGGAACTACTGGATCTTATGTTGGCATAGGAACAGACAAAGGTCTTTTCTATTTTACTGGAGTTGGAGCTGGATCCACTCATAGTTTCAAGACAAATTTAAATAATGTCTTGAGTGGATCTATCGATAGAAACATCGTTACAGTATCTACAGCATCATCACACTTCTTAAAAGTTAGAGATAATGTTTCAGTAGATTTGAAACCCAAAGATTTAATCACCATTCAAGTAAAATATAATGATTATAATAGGAGAATCATATTCGATCCAAAAACCTTTGTATCTGGTGATGTTAATATTACAAATAACACCATCAAATTCTCTAAAAATGATTTTAAGACCGGTGATAGAGTAATTCATACTTCATCATCACCTTCTGGAGGGTTGATAAATGAAGAGATGTATTATGTCATTACTTATAATCAGACAGATATTAGATTGGTTAGAGAAAAAAATGAAATAATAAAAGAAACACCAAATTTTGTAAACATTACTAGTGCAAATGGCGGAACCTTATCAAGCATTAATCCAAGTATTAATGTAAGTAAGAATAATACTATTAAATTTGATTTATCTGACAATTCATTAGCTTTTATCTATAATTCAAATATATATTCAGCATTTGAATTGAGTTTGTATGAAGATAAAAATTTCTTAACAGAATTTCTTTCATCACCCAAGACACAAAATTTTGAAGTTCTAAGAACTGGAGCTCCTGGTATTGATTCTGATGCTAGTTTGAGTTTAACTATTAGCAATTTTGTTCCATCCTTGTTGTATTATAAATTTAATAATATAAATCTCGATATTTTACCATCTTTCAAAAATAGTGTTTTTGATTCAAGTGTTGGTGGATTCAACCAAATAAATGTTGTCAATTCAATATACAGTGGAAATTATAGAATTACTGGAATTGGAACAACAACTTTTTCATATGATATAACAGAATCTCCCAAAGTTACAAGTTATAACTCTACAAATTCAATCATATCATATGAAACAACTTCATTAACATCTTCTGGACCAATATCAAGAGTTGATATTATGAATGGTGGAAGTTCGTATGAAGTCTTACCAGGCATATCTGAAATACAAAGTGAAAATGGAACTGGTGCGATTTTAGAAGCTAATAGTGAAACTATTGGTCAAATTACTGATTATAAGTTCAATCAAATTGGTTTTGCATACCCAACTGATAATACATTGAGAGTCAATTCAAATCTACCAGAAATTTTAAATATAGATCCATTTTCTGTATTTGAAAGTATTGGGATTACTTCTTCGGGAAAAAATTACTTAGTTGCACCAAAATTAGTTGTCCTTGATGGATTTACAAATAAAGTTGTCTCTGATATCGATTTATATTATGACTTAGGAGATAGTGAAGTAACAATCTTAAAAAATACTAGTGGAGTTTATGATACACTTCCTAGAATTATTCCTACACAGAATAGTAATGGTTTAGGAATTTCTACAGTAACTTATACAAATTCTTCGAAAACTGTTAGAATATTTCTCGATCAACTTTTTGGGGCTGGATATAACTTCCCATTTAGTATTGGGTCAAAAGTTTTTATTGAAGGTCTTTCTGTAGGAGTTGGATCCATTGGAAAGGGGTATAATTCTTCTAGTTATGGTTACAAATTATTCGGTCTTACTGGTGTCAATACAGCCCTAGGTGGTTCTGGATCTTATGTAGAATACAATCTACAGGACGACCTTTCCAATAATGAAGTGCCAGGCAATGTAGATTTTTCCAATTCTGTTGGAAGAATAATTCCAGAAAATGATTTTCCAATATTCAATACTAAACTTAAAACCAATGAAATACTTGTTGGCGAAACTATAGTTTCTGGTTCAAAAGTTGGTATATCTAGAAGATGGAACTCCACAGCTGAATATCTGTATATTGAATCTTCAGATGAATTTTTAGATGGGGATATAATTAGAGGTTTGACATCAGACGCGAAAGCTTCTGTTAAGAAAAAAATTAATTTTGAATCTCAAATCATTGTTGGTTCTGGCGCTACTATAGTTAGTGGTTGGCAGTTATCTTCTGGTATGTTGAATGATAATTTCCAAAGAATTCCCAACAACGAATATTATCAGAATTTCTCATACTCACTTAAATCTAAAGTACCTTATCAGACATGGAATGATCCAATAAGTTCTTTAGATCACACTGCCGGGTTTGAAAAATTCTCAGATCTTCAAGTTGAAAGCATTACTAATGATAATACTTTAGAAGTAACTTTACCTGAAGATAGTGGTGTTGAATTGACAATTGATATTGTAGGAAAAGCTGACTTAAATTGTTTCTATGATTTTGATGAAGCTACTGAAACTACTGTAAATGTAGATGGAACTTTAGTTTCAACTGAAATAAACTTTAATAATAGATTATTGTCAGATTTCTTTGAATCTATTGGAAATAGAGTTCTGAGAATTGATGACATTAGTCCTCAATTTGAAAGCAACATTAGACCGACACAATTTACATCAGTGTCCAAGTTTCCATTAACTAACAATTATAATAAAATATTTACATTCGTTAAAGATTCAATTTACACTGATGAAAGACATGCATCTATGGTTTCCGTAATGCAAGTCAACAATCAAGCTCAGATACATGAATATGCAATTCTTGACACTATAACAGAACTGGGTTCTTTTGATTACTTAGTACCAACAGATAATCCAGATGGAGAATGGAACTTAACTTTCTTCCCTGTCAAATCAGAATATAATAACTATGAGGTATCTACACTTTCTTTTAGTAGTGTAAATGGAGTTAGTGGGATAGGGACTACAGATATCGGAGATGTTGTAAGTATTAAATCCCAACAGTCAAATGTTTCAGTAGCTACTACAACAACAATCGTTTCAATATCTTCCACTTACAGATCCGCAAAAATATTTGTCGATATTGAAGATACATCTAAAGATCATCATGGAGTAGAATTAAGTGTCATTCATGATGGAACTTCTGCATATTTCTCAAGTTATGGTGATATTGTAACAGATGGTTCAAGTGGATTTGGAACTTTCTTTCCATACCTCAATGGTGGAAACCTTAAGATTGATTTTACTCCAAGTGTTGGCGTTGCATTGACATCAAGTGCTTCGATTATTGCCACATCAGACAATTCTACTGGAATTTCAACTGTCAATTTAAGTACTGTAGATTTAGAATCAAATTACAAATCTATTTCTTCTTCAGGTTCTCCATCAGCTGTTGTAGTTTCTTCGTATGACCAAAGATTCATTAACGCATCATACAATATCGTTACAATCGAAGATACTACTAACAGTGAATATGAATTCTTTGAATCTATCATATTAAATTCTTCAAATATTCAAACTTATGTTGAATATGGTAATGTTCAAACATCAGGATCACTTGGTTTTATAGGAATTACATCTGTTGGAAATAATATTAATCTGACATACACACCAAATGCAAATATTGATGTTCAAGTGAGATCTCTTCAAATTCCTATCAGGATATTTGATGATAATACATACCCAAAAAATATTGACTTAGGTTGCGAAACAATTATTTGTAATGATGGTGTTTATACAGGATCACTTCTTGATTTGATGACAACTTTTAATATTACACATGATGGCAATGATATTTTTCAAAGAGAAATTGATGGATCTAGCACTACTTCTGTAGATTTAGCCAACAATCAAATCATCCTCAATAATAATTATTTTGTTACCGGAGAAAAGATTTCATATGAAGCGGTTATTAATGGATTGAATCCAAATTCAGTTCCAATCTCAATAGCTTCTACAAACATTTCTGGAATTGGAATTACCGATAAAGTTCCATCAACTGTATATGTTGTAAAAGATTCCGAATCTAGAATAAGATTATCAGGTTCTGCTACAGATGCATTGGCAACAAATCCAATAACTTTTGACTTTACATCAGTTGGAGTGGGAACTGTTCACAAATTAACCTCTACCAATCAAAACTCCAAAGTATTGATTGCGATTGATAATATGATTCAATCACCTATTGTTTCTTCTGGTGTGACGGCTTTACTCAGTCAAAATATTGTTTTTGACACTAGATTTGAAATAAGTGGAGTTACTTCCATATCTTCTAGTGATCTTCTGAAGATAGATGATGAAATTGTTTATGTTACAGATGTTGGTATTGGTGGAAATTCTAATATTGATGTTAGAAGAGGTTGGATGGGAACGTTGGCTAAGAGTCATAGTACTAATTCGTTAGTAACCAAAATAGTTGGTAATTATAATATTATCAACAATACATTAAACTTCTCTGAAGCTCCACATGGACAAATACCACTTAGTACAACATTTTCCGGACCATCTGATGTTGATTGGACCGGCATAACAACAAATTCAACTTTCCAAGGTAGATCATTTATAAGATCTGGAATTGAAAATAGTAATGGTAATACTTATGAGGATAATTATGTTTTTGATAGTATTTCAGATCAATTTACAGGTGTTCAAAGTTCGTTTGTATTAAAATCTAGTAGTTCTAATGTATCTGGAATATCCACTTGGAACTCTATTGTACTAGTTAATGGAATATTCCAACAACCTAAGAGAATTTCGGATATCAATCAGAATGGTGATTATGATCTTGAAGAAAGTGCTGGCATCACTACAATAACATTTACCGGTTCACAAAGTTCTCCTGCAGGATATGATCCAAATAGATCAAGTCTCCCATTAGGTGGATTGATAGTTTCAGTAGGTTCAACTGAAGGATTTGGATATCAACCTCTAGTTTCTGCTGGAGGCACCGCAGTTGTATCCACATCAGGAACAATTTCTTCTATCAGTATTGGGAACAGTGGTTCTGGATACAGAGTAGGTGTTCAGACAGTAGTCAATGTTGGAGTCCAAACTTACAGTAACGGAGTACCAAATATTGAATTTATTGGAACAGCATCTGTAAGTGGAGGCCATATCATTGGAGTCGCTATTACAAATCCAGGAGTTGGATATACAAATACCAATCCACCATTAGTGGTCTTTGATAACCCCCTACAATATGAAGACATTTCATTAGAGTATAGTTCATCCTCTCCTGTAGGATCTGGATTAAGTGCAACTGTAAATATAACAGTTGGTCAAGGTTCTAGTGTAATTAATTTTAGCATTCAAGATCCAGGTTTTGGATATGGTAACGGTGAAATACTAACTGTACCTGTTGGAGGTCCAACAGGCATTCCAACTGATGGTACAAATACGTTTAAAGAATTCCAATTAACAATTGATAGAATTTATAATGATTCATTTAATGGTTGGACTGTAGGTGAATTTGATATCCTTGACAATATGGATAATGAGTTTGATGGAAAAACCAAATCTTTCAAGTTGAAAAAGAATAATGATTTATTTGCTATAGCTAAAAGAAAGGGATCTAAAATCGACCTCATTCAAACCCTATTGATTTTTGTCAATGACATTCTTCAAGAACCAGGAGGATCATTTAAATTGAAAGGAAGTAGTATCATAGAATTTAATGAGCCACCTAATAGTGGAGATACTTCTAAAATATTATTCTACAAAGGATCTGGTGATGACATTGATGTTGTTTTTAGAGACATTCTACCAACTGTCAAAAAAGGTGACACTTTAAACCTTGAAAACAACCCCACTTTGAATCAAAGTATTGAGTTAGATCAAAGTACGAGAGTTGTGACTGATATATTAACCGTCGATACCGCAAATACAAATCCATATTATGGTCCAGGAGTGACTGATGATGGAACTTTATCAAGACCGGTAATATGGTGCAAACAAACTGAGGATAAAATTATAAATGGTAAAGTTGTTGGTAAAGATAGAGAAGAATATGAACCTTTAATATATCCTTCATCATTTATTCTCAAATCTGTTGGTACAGGATCAACACAAATTTATGTTGATACTGTAAGACCTCTATTCAATTCGGAAAAAGAATCTTCAACTAATCCTAATAAGATAGATATTATTTCACAAGATGTTTCAGTTGGAGGATTGGGTACTGTCACAGTTTCTCCATCTGGCACTATTAGTTCAGTTAATATCTCAAATGGTGGATCTGGTTATACGTCAATACCATCAGTGATTATTGGCAATCCTGTTGGACTTGGGACTGAATTTAGAGCTTCTGCAACTGCTACGATTACTAATGGTTCTGTTTCTGGTATTACTGTTTCAAATCCTGGAAGTGGATATACTTCAACTAATCCACCATCGGTAATAATTGAAGAAGAAAATACAATCAAGGAAAATGAATCTAAAGTAAAATCTTATCAAGGTGATTATGGAATTCTGGTAGGATTTGGTGTAACCACACAAAGTTCTCAAAATAAAATTATAGTTGATTTCTATATCCCCGTAAACTCCTTTATGAGAGATGATACTTATGTTGGTACTGGAATTACAGTAAGTGGAATTTCTACTGGAGATTACTTTACCCTATTCAACACAAATATAGGTATTACTACATCAGGAACTGTTGTATCTGAATCGACAGATGGAACTGTTATTGGAGTAACTACAACATTCCTTGATAATGTATATCAGGTCTCTAGTGTTCATACAGAACAAGGTGAGGTCATTGGTGTTGGTACTACGGCTGTGAGAAGAGTGTTCGCGAACATTGTTGGTTACTCAACAGTAACATTTGATAATCTTTCACTATCTTTTGATTCCACTACTTTCACCTTTGATAGTAATACTTTTGATGTTCTTAGTGGCGGAATTTCTTCTGATAGAAACTTTGGAAACTTTAGCTGGGGTAAGATTGAACTAATCACACCACTGAAAAAGAATTCATTCAATTTCTATGGTGATAATGGATATAGTGGAATATCTACATCAGCAATTGTTACAAGATCTAATCCTCTAAAATTTAAAAATTACACTTAATATACACTTAATATGATAAATAATCAAAAAGAGTAGAAATGTCAAAACTAGGAATTACTACAGGATCAAGTCCCAATGATGGGACAGGAGACACGTTACTTCAAGGTGCGGTAAAGATAAATTCAAATTTTGACGAAGTTTACACTTTTCTGGGTAATGGGTCCACATTAACAACCATTGCTAATAGTAAGTTAACCAATAGTAGTGTTTCATTTGGTGGTGTATCAGTAACACTAGGTTCTTCTGATGCAACACCAGCATTTGACTTGAGTGATGCTACTAACTATCCAACATCATCTTTGAGTGGTACGATAACTAATGCTCAACTGGCAGGTTCAATTGCTGATGGTAAGTTATCGAGTACATTCCTCAAAAATGTAGTTGATGACACTACACCACAACTTGGAGGTAACCTCAATCTTAATAGTAAGAATATAACGGGAACCGGTAATATTCCCGCCGCGAATCTTACAGGAACTCTTCCATCAATTGATGGATCATCACTCACTGGAATTGTAACTTCTATTGTCGCTGGTTCGAATATTACATTGACTGGTGGACCAACTGGCATTGTCACAATCAACTCCTCTGGTGGTGGTGGTTCATTACAAAACAGAACAGTAGTTTCTGGAGCAACAACTTCTATCGAAAATAATGGAATAGGTAATACAGACATAACCGGATTCAAATCTTACGCTTTAATGAAAGTTGGATTATCGACATCGGGATGGATACGCCTATATACTGACAGTACATCAAGAACTAATGATAGTTCTAGAAGTGTTGGTATCGATCCAACACCAGGAAGTGGAGTAATCGCAGAAGTTGTGACCACCGGGATATCAACAACACAAGTTATAACTCCCTTCGTAATAGGTGGAAATCTAAATAATCCTAGTGATGCTACCATTTATGTGGCAATTAAAAACCTTTCTGGTTCTACACAATCAATTACAGCAAACCTAACCATTCTTCAACTAGAGGCATAAAGATAAATGGCAATCACTCCAACAACTATTACAAAATCATCAGGGTGGGGAAGGACTGATGTTATAGATCAGTTAGAACAGGCATTTACCGTTTTAAGTTTACACGGCACACAAATATCAGGATTAGTTACAAGTATTACTGAATATGATGGTGGTGGAGATGTCGGTTCTGGTAATACAGATTATTATGATGTTCCAGTAGTAACCACATCTGGTATTGGAACAGGTGCAACTTTTAATATTGAAAGAAGTGGTGGAAATATAAATCAAGTACATCCTAATCGACCTGGATATGGATATACAGATGGTGAATTTGTAACCTTATCCGCGGAAGATATTGGTGGAACTGCTAATGGTGCTGTTGCAATGGGTATTACAGTAGCAGTTGATGGTGGAGCAACTCCTGTTGGATATGGATCAACCAACCAATTCTTTGATAAGAACCTTTCTCCTACTGATGATACTGATGGTCCTTGGGGAGTATTGAAACAAGATTTTGATACCACCAAAAGATTTGGAGTAACTTATAGAGGATTTAAACCATATAGTGACTACCAAATGTCACTATTTGCAGGTAGTTCATTTTTTCCTTTTGATGTTACGAACACTTCTGATAAAGGTGGAGAATATAGAGACTCTTTTAGAGGAACGCTATATCTAGATACATCAATAGATATTAATTCTTCAAGCAGTAGCTTAGATAGTGATAATAACATCTATTCACAAGTTAGTGCACAATATGATGAGTTGTTTAGATATGCAAGTAGTAATTCACCAACAACACATGATTTAAAATTAAACATTTATCGTTCTTCCATTGATACTAATTTTGCAGTTATATCTTTCAATCAACCATCAATTAGTGGCACACTGAATGATAGTACATTCTCAACTTTTATTATTCATAATTTTGATTCAACTTTATATAATTATGATGAAGTATTTTCTGCTGGAGTAACATTTCTTGTTCCTTCTGACTCACTTAATACAAATAATGGAGATACTGCCACTCTTGGATTTAAAACAATTTTAACTGGCAATAATTATGCATCTGCAGAGAGTTACCAATCAACAAGAACAGCAGAAGCAGGTTGGTCTCAAATTTATGGCAATGGACACGATGGACTTAAAGCACAAAATTATACAATAGCATCATCTCAAACAAGTTATACTAATTCAACTGGAAGTGGTATGGGTGATTTTAATTCCCCAACATCTAATGAAGCTACTATTTTTACAAGAAATGGTGGAGTTAAAAATAATGGAGTGTTAACAACTTCAGATACCACTTATGGAAATAGATATCCAATCACAGTATATACTTCGGTAATCAAGGGCATTCCTATTAACGGAAATCTTATTCCTTGTCCTTACTATATGCCAGATGATTTTGTCGTGATTGATTTTAAACTAACTGCATCAGGACAAGACATTAAACAAGGTGATACGATTACTATTAGTGGTAGTGAAGTTTATACTGTTATTACTGGTTCTTATAATAAGTATAATGAAACTGCTGGTATTCTCTTCTGTGCGAGGACTACCTGATGGCAGATTTTACTATACCAAATCTAGCAACAGCAGTTGTTGGATTTGCCACAACTTCTTTTGTTGGAGTACAGACTACATTTACCGTAGATAATTCTGTGCCAACTGCTGACAATAGGAATATGTCTTTTACGGAGACAAGACCTGGATGGTTAACTGGAAGAAGGCCATCACAGGGTCAGTTGTTCCCAAGAGGTGTATACAATAAGTAAGTCAGATTTTTTTAACGGGTTGATTCGTTCAGATATTCTATATAAATACTAAAAAACATTTTGTAAAAATGGCAGCTATAATCACTGATCAACTTCGTATATTAAATGCGAAAAATTTTGTAAGTGGGGTACAATCCACTACCAATTCATATTATACTTTTATTGGATTGCCAAATTCATCAAACTATCAATCTGATTGGGATACAAATCCCCCATCACCAAAAGATAGTCTTGATCAAAGTAATGATTATTGGGACACTATGTTGGCTTTGAAAAAAATCAACCCCAGTGATATCAGTCAGGTTGTCAGAAAAATTGTCTGGCAATCTGGAAATACTTATGGAATGTGGAGAAATGATATCACTAGAGATAATCCTGCCCTACCATCATCATCACTAGACATTTACGATGCTAATTTTTATGTAATGAATAGTGACTATAGAGTTTATATTTGTCTCTATAATAATGCAAATCCAGAAAATAATTTTAATGGAGGACCTTCACTTGATGAACCAACATTTACTGATTTAGAACCAAGAGAAGCTGGCAGTAGTGGTGATGGATATATTTGGAAATATCTTTATACGATTAGACCAAGCCAAGCTATTAGATTTGATTCCGCAAATTATATTCCAGTACCTTCTAACTGGGATACTAGTAGTGACAATGCCGCTATAAGGAACAATGCCTCAAATAGTGGACAACTCAAAATCGTTACGATTAAAGATCGTGGAGTTGGTTTGGGATCACCCAACATAACTTATACCGGTGTTCCTATCAAAGGTGATGGGAGTGGAGCAACAGCTACGATTGTTATTAACAATGATTCTAAAGTAGATTCTATTACTATTTCAAAAGGTGGTAGTGGATATACATACGGAACTGTAGACTTAAAATCCGGAAATGTACCAACTGGAACCACTAGTCCAGTTTTTGATGTAATTATTCCTCCAGCTGGAGGTCATGGATATGACATTTATCAAGAATTAGGAGCTTATAATGTTTTAGCTTATTCTAGATTTGAAAATGATACTGATAATCCAGATTTTATTACTGGAAATCAATTTGCTAGAGTTGGACTAGTAGAAAATCCAGAAGCTTATAATTCATCATCAATTCTTACTAGTGATAAAGCAAGTGCTGTTTATGCACTCAGACTAACAGGTGCTGGTTATAGTTCAGTTTCATTTACTTCCGATACTTTAATTACACAAACTGTTGGACTTGGTTCTACAGCTGTTGGTAGAGTTGTTTCTTATGATGCTGTGACTGGAGTTTTAAAGTATTGGCAAGACAGAACAAACACGGGATTTACTTTTGGAGAACAAAAAAATTCAAACCCAACATTTGGATTCGAATCGTTGAAATTTACAGATAATCCATCTTCTGGTGGTAGTTTACTAATTATTGGTGGTAGTGGAAATCTTACCCTTGATAGCACATTTACAGGTGTATCTACCGTAATAAATAATAGAACCTACTACTTAGGTCAAAACTTCGTAAGGGGTGTTGCACAACCAGAATCCAAAAAGTATTCTGGTAATATCATTTATGTTGACAACAGACCTTCTGTAACAAGATCATCTTCCCAAAAAGAAGACGTAAAAATAATTTTACAGTTCTAAACAATTATGCCACAGGAAACTAATCTCAACATCGCCCCCTATTTTGACGATTTTGATTCGCAAAAAGATTATTATAAAGTTCTATTCAAGCCAGGATATCCAATTCAGGCTAGAGAATTAACAACATTACAATCAATTCTCCAAAATCAGGTAGAGGGTGTTGGCGAACACCTTTTTAAAGAAGGTGCCATGGTTATACCTGGCGGTGTTTCTTATCAAAAAAGTTATAATTGTATTCAGGTAGATTCAAGTTATCTTGGAATTCCTGTTTCATTATATACTAATCAATTGATTGGAAAAACAATTACTGGAGCAACATCAGGAATAACGGCAAAAGTAATCAACTGTATTACAGATTCTGAGTCAGAGAGGGGAAATTACACGTTATATGTTGATTATATTGACAGTAGTTCAGTAGATTTGTCTACATCATCATTTCTCGACAATGAAATTCTATTAACCAATACTAGCATAAATTATGCTACGACTTTTATTTCTGCTGGAGAGGGATTTGCCAAGGCTATATCTCAAAATGCCTCAGCGACTGGTTCTGCTTTTAGCATTTCCTCTGGTGTGTATTTTTTGAGAGGGACTTTTGTTCAAGTTAACAGTCAAACATTGATATTAGATCAATATACAAATAATCCAAATTATAGAATTGGATTTAATGTCATTGAAGAAATAATTTCTTCTGATGTGGACGAAACATTAAACGATAATGCAAAAGGATTCAATAATTATACAGCTCCTGGAGCTGATAGGTTAAAAATTACTGCAAAATTATCCAAAAAAGAATTAAATGATTTTGATGATCAAAATTTTATTCAACTTTCAACCATAAGTAATGGTATTGTACGAGATATAGTAAAAAATACTGAATATAATATTATTGCTGAAGAATTTGCAAGAAGAACTTTTGAAGAATCTGGAAATTACTATATAAGAGAATTTGTAACTAATGTTGTTGATAGTTTAAATGATGGTTTTGCTAATAGAGGTTTATTCAATGAGAACCAATTAACTCCTACAGGAAATGTTCCTTCAGATGATATTGGTATCTATAAAATTTCTCCCGGAAAGGCTTATGTAAGAGGATTTGAAGTTGAAACACTATCTCCATCCTTAATTGATTTTGAGAAACCAAGAACAACTAAAACTTTAGAAGATCAGGGAATAAATTTTGGTTTCGGACCATCTTTTGTTGTTAATAGTGTTAGTGGTTGTCCATCGGCAGGAATTAATACTTCCTATACTATCAGTATGAGGAGTGATAGAGTTGGAACTAATTTTACAGTTCCTGCTGGAAAAGAAATTGGCATTGCTAGACTTTATGACTTCAATCTAAAATCTGGTTCATATGATTCAACCCATCCATCATTGAATAAGTGGAATATTTCTTTATGGGATATCAGTAAGTATTCAGATATTAGTGTAAATGAATCAGTTTCACTCACAATACCAACACATATTGAAGGCAAAACTAGTGGAGCTACCGGTTATTTAAGACATTCTGCTGTTGGAACAGCAATCACAGCATATGATGTTGATGGAGAATTTGTAGAAGGTGAGAGACTCTTATTTAATGGAGTGGAAGACAATTCTAGATCAACCAGAGAAGTTACTAATTATAAAATATCTGATTTCCAATCCATGCATGGGATTGTTGGATTGGCTCAAACATTTAGTGCCAACTTTATCCCATCCCCAAGGTTGGTAATTGGAAATGCATCAATTACAGCTGCTAGTAATGGAATTTCTACAATATCATCACCAAATGCAAACTTTCTTGGACTTGTAGATAGTGGTGAACTTTTAGGATATCAAAGAGCTTCTTTAGATTTCCAATCTTTCGCGAAAGTGGAAAGCGTAACACAAACACAAATTACAATTTCTGGAATAACTACGGTTTCTGGTTTTGTAGACGGTGCATTACCGTCAACTGCAATCGAAGTCAATGACCTTTCGGTGTTGGGAACCGCATTTCAACAATTGTCTCCGAGTGGAAATACTTCCTCAAATAGATCACTTTATAGTTCATTCCCTAAAGAAAATATCTCTAATGTATCTCTGAATGATGCTACATTAATTATAAGAAGACCTTATAATGTAACGATTACAAATGGTTCTACAACGACTATATCCGCAAGTGAAAATGAAGTTTTTCTTCCATACACTCAAAAAAGATATACACTAATTCTTGATGATGGTACTACAGAAATATTAACACCGTCTAAATTGGTATTTGGTTCTGGAAGCACAACTCTTATCATTAACGGATTGTCAGGGAGTGGTAGTGCTCAATTGGTCACTACTCTCAGAAAAGATAAAATATCCGAGAAAGTAAAAGTAAATGCTACATCATCATCTATCATTATAGATAAGTCTTCCCAATCTAATTCTGGTATTGGAGCAACAACATTAAATGATGGACTTTCTTATGGCAATTATCCTTTTGGAACTAGAGTTCAAGATTCACAAATTTCTTTAAATATTCCTGATGTCGTCAGAGTTTTTGGAGTATTTGAATCAAAAACAACCAGTGATCCAGAATCACCAAATATGACAACTTCTTTGATGACTGGATCTACATCCACAACCAATGATCTCATTATTTCCGAACAAATTGTTGGAAGTATTAGTGGAGCTTTGGCAAAATATGTTTCTAGAAGGAGTGATACATCTGTCAATTTTGTATATGAAAATCAAAACACCTTTGAAAATGGTGAAGTTGTAACATTTAGTTCTTCAGGAGTTACGGCAGTAGTATCCGATTTAAGTATCGGAAGTAGAAATATAACTTCCAAATTCACTCTAGATCGTGGCCAAGAAGAAACATTCTATGATTATTCTCGAATTATTAGAAATGAAAACGTAATATCTCCAACTAAAAAAATTATTGTATATTATGAATCAGCTTCATATGATTCTTCAGATACTGGTGATATTACAACTGTAAATTCATACGATAATTTTGATTATTCAACAGAAATTGGAGCAACTAAATCTGGAATTAGATGTTCGGATATTATTGATGTTAGACTTCGCACATCGAATTTTAATGTGGTTGAGGGTTCTAGATCTCCATTTGAATTTTTTGGGAGAGTATTTGATGGAGGTCAACATAGTTCTAAAGACATTTTGGCTTCAAATGAATCAATTACAGTAGATTATTCTTATTATCTTCCAAGATATGACAGAATTTTAATAACTAAACAAGGTGATTTCACGATCAAAAAAGGAATTCCATCAGATATTCCTACTCTTCCCGAGATTGACAATGGGTCGATGGAAATAGCTAACATATATCTTCCAGCATATCTTTATAGAGTTACAAATGCTAGAGTATCATTTATCGACCATAAGAGATATCAAATGCAAGATATCTCAAGATTGGAAAAGAGAATTAATAATCTCGAATACTATACCGCTCTTAATACTTTAGAACAAAAAACGATTAATCAATTCACCCCTGACGAAAATGGATTAAATCGTTTCAAATCAGGTTTAGCTGTTGATAATTTTAATTCTAGATCTCTTCAAGATTCTAGAATTGGTGTCAAAAATGCTATTGATAAAAGACAACAAATATTGAGACCTTCACATTATACAACTGCGATTAACTTGAGTCTCGCTACAGAAGGTAATTCAAATGATGATACCAGATTTTCTACAATTTTGGGTGATGGTATTAGAAGAACTAATCAGGTAGTTTCTCTTGATTATTCAGAAGTGTCTTGGTTAAATCAACCATTCTCCACAAGAGCTGAATCTGTTACTCCATTTTTAGTTACTTTCTACCAAGGAATACTTTCCTTTGAACCTACCGTTGATGTTTGGATTGATACTATAACTATAGAACCAAGAAACATTCAGGGTGGAGTTAATACTGTAGATATAGAACCAATTAATGTTGAAGCAGAGGTTAATCTTGAAGCTGCTCCAAGAGTTGGTGCAATTCCAACAGTAATTGATGATAATGGTGAAAATATTACTTTTGGGCGATTCCCAAGACCAAATGAATTCCAAGGAGTTCGCCGCCGGGAAATGGAAGCCTCCGAGGCTGCTGGCAACACTTGGAGGCAAGGAACTCCGGAAGAGTTTGAACTTATTCACGATAGAACCTGGAACGGCCCCGGGGCCGTTCCACCTAATTTCATGGTAGAAGTTGGATTCAATTTAAATGAAGTCATAGTAGAACCAGCAACACCTGACCGTATAGTTCAAACTGGTGTCGAAACTATAATTACTGAAGGTGAGACAACAACAGAATCTCTTGGAAATAGGATTGTCAAACGTGAACTTATCGCAAATATGAGAACTCGTAATATTGAGTTCACTTCAAAAAGGATGAAACCCTATACAAGAGTTTATCCTTTCTGGGATGAAGTTGATGTATCAAGATTCTGTATAAACAAATTAATTGAAATTCAAATGGTTTCTGGCACATTCCAAGTTGGAGAAACTATTCGCAGTAATACAACTGCATCAATACAAATAGTTCCTGGAGCAGGATTTGGTCTTCCACAGATGACATTTAGAGTAGCTTCATCAAATCATAAGAGCGGACCTTATAATAATCCAACCGATACATATGTAAATAACCCCTATGATAGAAATAATACTATCCCATCAAGTTATTCAGAAACATCTTCAATTCTTAATGTAGATACTTTTAGTTTAGCTGACGAAGGGTTCCCAGAATATTCGGGATATCTCATGAGAGGGATGACATTACAGGGGGAGACGAGTGGTGCTATAGCAACTGTCTCTGATATTAGACTTGTAACTGATAGAGTTGGTTCCTTAATCGGTTCTTACAGAGTACCTGACTCTAGAAACACATCATTCCCAACTTTCTCTACAGGTAGAAATAAAATGAGGCTCACCAGTAGCCCAACCAATAGTAAAATTGAAGGATCATCCTCATATCTAACAGCTGCTGATGAAATTTTCTATTCTCAAGGAGATCTTGACACAACTCAAGAAGTAACACTTTCTACCAGAAATGTTACTAGAGAACAAATACCTATTTTCGAAACTATTCCTGGAACTCCTGGAACACCAGTACCACCTCCAGGAACTCCCGAACTTACTGGAAGATTTTTTGACCCTCTAGCACAGTCATTTACTGTTGATGACGAAACTGGAATTTTTGTTTCTTCTTGTGATGTATTCTTCGAATCAATCCCAACCGATAATATTCCAGTAGCTTTTGATATTAGGGAAATGGAATTAGGAGTTCCATCCAAAAAAATTCTAGCATATTCAAGAGTAGTAAAAAATCCTCAAGAAATTATTCCATCATCAGACGCTAGTATCCCTACAAAGTTCATATTTGAATCCCCAGTTTATTTGGAATCTGGAAGAGAATATGCAATCGTATTGTTAGCTAATTCACCTGGATATACAGTTTGGATTTCTAGACTTGGTGAAGTTGATATTTCTACAATTAATCAACCAGAAGCTTCTCAAACTTTAGTATCTACTCAACCACTTCTTGGTTCGTTGTTCAAGTCACAAAATGCTTCTACATGGACACCAAGTCAGTATGAAGATTTAAAGTTTGAACTCTTTAGATGTGATTTTGTTTCGAATGGAAATGTTCAACTATTCAATCCAGATTTGAATAAAGATATTGAATTTATTGGAAGAAATGCAGCAACTACTGAACCATACGCAATCAGAGTTGGTCTTGGAACAACAGTTGTGAATTCTGATCTTAGTAACTTAGTACCAGGAAACACTGTCACACAAAACCTTACACAAGCCTCTGGTGATTTTGTTGGATTTGCTGGTTCTGCAACATCAGCACTA